GCTTTGTGAAGAAGCTGGCTGTTCCTGCGCAGCGGATACCGCTTCGGAGTGTGGACACGCCTGTCCATGCTGCTGAGCCGTTCTACCTCGTAACACCCACCTACGGTGGAGGCTCCCACAAGGGTGCCGACGTTCCCAAGCAAGTAATTCGGTTCCTCAATGAAGAATCGAATCGCAAACTGCTACGCGGTGTGATAGCGTCAGGGAACACCAACTTTGGCTCGGACTTCTGCCGAGCCGGTGATGTAATCGCCGCAAAGTGTGCCGTACCGGTCCTATATCGGTTCGAACTTCTAGGCACATCAGAAGACGTGTCCACCGTCCAATCCCTAATGGAAAAGATATAATACAATGCCCGTAGTAGAGGTAGAAGCAGACATCAAGGTGTCTCGCGAGAAGCTGGATTACCACTCGCTCAATGCGATGCTCAATCTGTATGACGCAGATGGGAACATCCAGTTCGATGCAGACAAGCGTGCTGCTCGCGAGTACATCGTCAACCACGTAAACGCGAATGTGATTTCCTTCGAGAGCCTCGAAGAGAAGATCGAGTTCCTAATTGACGAGGGATACTACGACCGCACCGTTCTGGAGCAGTACTCGCCCGAATTCGTCAAGGACCTATTCAAGGCGGTCTACGGAACCAAGTTCCGCTTCCCGACCTTCATGGCGGCGTTCAAGTTCTACCAGAGCTACGCACTCCGCACGTCTGACGGCAAGCGGTACCTAGAGCGCTATGAGGATCGCGTCACCGTGACGGCCCTCTACCTCGCCCGTGGTGATGAGCACCAGGCTCGCGTTCTCGCGGACGAAATGCTCGGTGGACGCTACCAGCCCGCCACCCCAACCTTCCTGAATGCGGGTAAGGCGCGTCGTGGTGAGCTTGTGTCGTGCTTCCTGGTACGCACTGAGGACTCGATGGACTCCATTTCACGCTCCGTGAATGCCGTTCTTCAGCTTTCGAAGCGTGGCGGTGGTGTGGCAATCTCGCTCACGAACCTCCGCGAGTCTGGCGCTCCTATCAAGGGGATGGCCGATCAAGCTGCCGGTCTGATCCCGGTAGCGAAGATGATCGAAGACGCGGTGTCCTATGCCAACCAGCTAGGTCAGCGTGACGGTGCTGCGGCAATCTACCTCAGTGTCCACCACCCGGACGTACTTCAGGTGCTCGATTCCAAGCGTGAGAATGCTGACGCCCGTATTCGCCTGAACCGTCTCTCGATTGGTCTCGTGATGACCGATATCGTGATGCAGAAGTTCCGTGCCGGTGAGACGTTCTACACGTTCTCCCCGTACGATATCGAGAAGGAGTATGGCAAGGCCATGTCCGATATCTCGATCACGGATGAGTACGAGAATCTGATGAACAACCCGCGCATCAAGAAGACTGCAATCGACGCGCGCAAGTTCATGAAGCTGCTGGCTGAAGTCCAGTTTGAAAGCGGCTACCCCTATTTGATGTTTGAGGACACGGTAAACCGTGCGTCCAACATCGAGGGCCGCGTCTCTATGTCGAATCTGTGCTCTGAAATCCTCCAGGTTTCTGAGCCGTCCACGTTCCACGAGAACCTGAACTACGATGTAGTCGGCAAGGACATCTCCTGCAACCTCGGCTCGATGAACATCGCTCAGGCTATGAAGGGCGGCAACATCGACAAGACGGTGGACGCAGCTATCCGCGCGCTGACCGCTGTGTCGGACCTGTCCAACATCGAGAGCGTCCCTTCGGTTGCTCGCGGTAACGATGAGTCCCACGCTATCGGCCTCGGGCAGATGAACCTGCACGGCTTCCTGGCGAGTGAGGGCATCCTGTACGGCTCAGAGGAATCCATCGATTTCGTTCGCGTCTACTTCGCGGCTGTAGCCTACTCGGCTGTGCGTACCTCCATGCAGATTGCTCGTGAAACGCAAACCAAGTTCGTCGGCTTCGAGAAGAGCAAGTACGCTTCGGGTGAATACTTCACCAAGTACACAACCCAGTCGTGGGGTCCCAAGACTCAGGTTGTCCGTGACCTGTTCGACAAGTACGGAATCTCGATTCCTACTCGTGAGCAGTGGCAGAAGGTTGCCGCACTCGTTCAGGAGCACGGCATGTACAACGCCTATCTCCAGGCTGTCCCGCCCACCGGCTCGATTTCCTACCTCTCCAATGCAACCTCGTCCATCCACCCCATCGTGGCACAGGTCGAGTCCCGCAAGGAAGGCAAGATTGGTCGCGTTTACGTGGCAGCTTATGGTCTCACAAACGAGAACCGTGAGTTCTACAAGGATGCGTACGAGATTGGTGCAAAGGCCGTCATCGACGTGTATGCTGCTGCTACCGAGCACATCGACCAGGGCCTCTCCTGCACGCTGTTCTTCACGGACGAGGCTACCACCAAGACGATCAACATGGCTCAGGCTTATGCCTGGTCAAAGGGAATCAAAACGGTGTACTACATTAGATTGCGACAGACTGTTCTTCAGGGTGTCGATCTAAGTGAGTGCGTCAGTTGCGCTCTGTAGGCAACTGAGCTACAATGAGGGGGCGGGCTTCGGCTCGCCCCTTCTTCCATCTAAGGACACCATGCAGATTCCAAAGTGTAACCACCGTGGCGGCGCGTTCAACGCTGAGTGCGGTGCCCCGGCGTCTATCACGCTGATCACCGAATACGACCCCAATGCGCCCGCGTTCCAGGTCGCATGCGTCAAGCATCGTGGTGAGCTTAGCCGCCTCTGGCCTGACCGACTTTTCTGGGAGGTAATATGAGCGCCACTGAACACAACCACATCACGCGGGACATCAAGCCTGCCGGTGAGTGCTACTCTTGCGACCGCTATCACGCGAAATGTGCCGCCGATACTATCTTCAAGCTCGAAGACCTGATACTATTCGTAGACGAGCTATACGAGACACGCGGCTCTGAGCCCGCACTCCGTCATCTTCAAGCATTCATCCGAACTGAAAAACTGAGAGAAAAGCACAAGCAATGAGAGATTCTGAAAACCTCGTTCTCCCCATCAACTGGAACAACGTAGACGACTTCAACAAGTCGGTCTTTGACACGCTCATCACCAACTTCTGGGTGCCCGAGCGCGTCAACATGTCTGGCGACCTCGCCTCCTGGCGCAAGCTGTCCGAGGCAGAGCAGACGCTCGTTCTGCGCGTCTTCGCGGGCCTGACGCTGCTGGATACCATCCAGGGCACGGTAGGCGCTGTACGGCTCCTACAGGACGCGCAGAGCCCGTTTGAAGAGGCGGTCCTGGCGAACATCGTATTCATGGAGCAGATTCACGCGAAGTCGTACTCCAACATCTTCTCGACTCTCTCGAACACCGAGGCGATCAACGAGGCTTTCGAATGGTCTCGTGACAATGAGCACCTGATCTACAAGCAGGAGAAGATTCTCGCGGCGTACGATGGGGACGACCCGCTCAAGCGTAAGATCGCGTCCGTGTTCCTTGAGAGCGGTCTGTTCTTCTCAGGCTTCGGACTCCCCTTCCACCTGGCGGGGCGCGGCAAGCTGCCCAACACCGCCGATATGATCCGCCTGATTCTCCGTGACGAGGCTGTTCACGGCTACGCAATCGGATACTGGTTCCAGCTTGAGTACAACAAGCTCAGCACGGACGAGCAGCAGGAATACCTCTTCTGGGCTATCGATCTGGCGACCGACCTCTACCTCAACGAGGAAAAGTATACGCGCTCGCTGTACGATGAGGCTGGCCTGACTGACATGATCCTGCCGTATGTCAGATATAACTTTGGCAAAGCGATGCAGAATCTCGGATTCGACTCGATCTTCCCGGATACGCTCCGCGATATCGACCCCGTTCTGGCTAGCTCCATGAGCCAGCAGGAGAATGGTGACTTCTTCTCAGGAGCCACCACGTACGCAATCGGTAAGACCGAGGAAGTCGATGACAGCGACTTCGACAATTTCGAAGATTGGAATTTCTGATGAGCAACCCGTACCTTTCCCTAGATGAGATGCTGATTCGTCAGCGTGAGGACATCCGTCAGACCGGACGCCAGCTTGGTATTGAGGAACCGGTCATACGTGACGATGAACTGATCCATATGATTCTCACGACATACAATTTCCAGACAGAAACGCTCGGATGGGATGAAGACTTCGAAACTATGGCAGAAGAGGCTGCACTTCGGCTTCCATACACCGCACCAATTTGGGTCCGGGATGGGGAGCAACTTGTCATGGTCGTCCCCTCCCCCGATGGACGACGCCGAGCAACAGTCGGAGACCTCGCGGAGTTTGACACCCACGCTCCCACGCCGCTACTTCAACGGGAGGGTCCCATTGACTGAGCGCCAACTTCTATTCTCTGTCAGCATCAAGGACTGCCGCGTGGACACCTTCCGCTCTGGCGGTAAGGGTGGGCAGAATGTCAACAAGGTCGAGACGGGGGTGCGTGTGACGCACGAGCCGAGCGGCGCTGTGGGTAAGTGCACCGAAGAGCGGTCACAGCTTCAGAACAAGAAGATTGCCTTCCGCCGTATGGCGGAGACACCGCAGTTCAAGTGGTGGCTAGAGCTACAGCGCCGGGAGATTGAGACCGGGCTAACCATCGAAGAGCGCGTGGCAGAGTCAATGACGCCCGACAAAATAAAGGTAGAAATACAGAGAGACGGAAAGTGGGTTGACGATGAGTAAGCGTCTAGATTTCGGTGACTACCACGTAGGCACCTACTGCGGCGAACACCTGTTCAGTCTGCGTGACTGGCGGGATAACTTCAAGCGGTATGGGCTCATTCGTCGGATGGATGACGCCTTCTCTATCGGGCCGATTCTGTTCTGGAAGGACTGACTTGCTACGTAGGGGGATATCTGGTACACTAGATGTCCCCCTAAAGGGCCTGACTAGGAGAAAATAATGAGTGCTCAAGACTTCCCGGATGCGGAGTTCGTCATTCGCAATGACCTCCCCATCCCCACCAAGGACACCGTTTCACGCGCGGCATCGGCGCTAGCTCGTGATGACAGCCCGCCTGCTCTCCGTGCATCGGCGGCTGACGTGCTGAACCTTCACCGCGATATTCTGGACGCACACCCGGAGTGGGCAGCAGATTTCGACTAAGTGTTGACAAGCGGGTTGTTATGATGCTACGATCCAGGCATGACAACAACTTTCCGCAAGACCATCACAGCGGTTGCCCTTGTGGCGGCGCTCTCGGCGGGCACCGTAGGGTGTTCCGCAGCAACCCCCACTCCCGTCGAGTCCGCTCCCCGCGCGACCACGGAGGCTCCGCAGTCTCTTCCGGTCCCCTCCATCAGCGGACTCACGGTCACCGAGGCCGTACTGCTGCTCGACAACGCTGGCCTTCAGGTCTCATACTCGGACCCGTCTGCGGAGTATGACGGCGACAACTGGATCGTCTCGAACAGCAGCCCGGTCGATGGTACGCAGGTTCAGCCCAACACAACGGTGATCCTGAACGTGCGTGAGCTTGCCCAGGAGCCCCAGACGGCCCCCGCTCCTGCGCCCGCCCCCGAGACCGACACCGGCAGTCGGGGCGAGGAAGCGTACCTCTACACGATGAAGACCGAGCCGTATTTCGCCACACTTCCCGACGCAGACCTTCTTGAGGTCGGCTATGTAGTCTGCACGGCCCTTGGACAGAGCATGCCCCTGGACAGCCTGCTCGCGCTGGCTCTTCAGAACGGCATCCCCGCACACGAGGCTGGTGTCCTGGTCGGCGCATCAGTCGGCGCACTTTGCCCGGAGTACACCCCGCTCGTGGAGCAGTACCTCTCCCAGGGCGGAGCCAATAGCTGACGGGTTGACATACAACCCATAGTGAGCTAGGCTTAACACACACCACCCAACAACCAAAGGACGAAAAATGGCATTCAACCTCGATGACATCCTCCAGAAGGCAGCAGACGCCTTCGAGAAGTCAGCAGAGAAGCACTACGAGCAGGCGGAGCAGGCTGAGCAGCTTGCCGATCTGGTCACAGACGAGGACCTTCGCGCGGACTTCGATGAGCTTGTGGCGCAGGGTACCGCCTTCGCGCTCAACCTCGTGTCCCGTCTGAGTGACATCTTCCCGCAGGACGAGGAAGAGGACGAGACCCCGGAGCCCGAGCCCGAGCCCGAGCCTGAGGACGAGGAAGACCCGCTCACGGCACAGCTTCGTGAGATTCTGTCGCGGATCGGTTCCGTGCCGAACCCGCAGGGCTACTCGGCCCGCAGCGGCTTCTTCCCGACCGACCCCAAGACCGGTGGATACCCCTTCCCGTTCTGATCCCTGGAGTGAAGTTGCTCCCATGCCTCCTTGGTGGGAGCAACTTCACACTCCGGTGGATTCACCCCGCACGCCTGTAGCGTGGGTTTGTACCTGTGGTGCTATGGGTCGTGTTGGTGATCATAGCCACACACTCTTCGCTCTTCATCTGGAGCGTGAGAAGAAAAAGTTCGAGGCGTTCACATACGCTCGACGCGGGCAGAGGCAGCACATGCCCGCCCCGTACCGCCTCTGGCGACACTCTGACGGAAAATACCGCCCATATGCCCCTCCACGTTGACTTCTAAGTCATAATCTGTTAGGATTTTCTTATGACTAATCCATCTCCCGAGAACGCTCCGGAAATCACGATGTTCTTCTCCATCGGCATCATCGGCATGGATGAGCATGTGACGGAGTACATCACCGTGCCCCTCGTGGACACAGAGGGCAACCCCGCTCTCGCGCAGCAGCTTGCCATTCGCGGACAGCTTGCACAACTCAAGCTCCAGGTCGGGTTCATGGAACTCATGGCTACTCAGTTCCCCGCGTGGGCGCAGAAGAAGTTCGAAGAAGAGGGCTGGGAGCTCCCGGACAACCTTCTAGAGTAGAATAGGGGGATGACCTCCCAAAGACGATCCAAGCTGGACGTATTCAGCCAGGCACTACTTGTGCTCGCTATCGGCCTCTTCATCGCTTCGGCGTGCTGCTACGGTCTGTCGATCTACCTCTACTACTTTACAGGCGAACCTGGCGTAGCCCCCACATTCACCCTCACTCAAATTGGCAATTTCGCCGGGGCTGTTGGTATGATCTTCGTACCGCTGTTCATCATGACAGCCACTATCGTAAACTACCGAGAAGTCCGCCGCGAAAAGACTGGAAAAGACATTGACGACGATTACACTGAGCCCGGAACAGCAGGGGGTCGTTGACCTTATCAACAAGTCCCGCGACCATGTATTCATCACTGGTCGAGCCGGAACGGGAAAGACCGCCGTCCTGAAAGCATTCTTCAAGCAGACAAAGAAGAAGTCTGTCATTGCCGCCTCAACGGGAATCGCCGCCCTGAATGCTGGTGGCATGACTCTCCACCGCCTCGCGGGCGTAGGCACCGCCCTGCCCGCTGATATGGGCGTGGATATCAACAAGGTCGCCATGAAGCGCAAGTGGCTCAAGGGCATCGACACCATCGTCATCGATGAAGTCTCGATGGTCTCGGCTGACCTCATGGATTCCGTGGATCGCAATCTTCGGTTCATCCGCAACAACCACAACGAGCCCTTCGGCGGGCTTCAGATCGTGATGTTCGGTGACCCGTACCAGCTTCCTCCGGTCGTGACCAAGATCGATCAGCGTTGGTATAATGCAAACCGATACCGTTCGGCCTGGTTCTTCGACGCTAAGGTGTGGAAGGAAGACCAGTTCAAGACCGTTGAGCTTCAGACAATCTTCCGTCAGGAGGACGACCAGTTCAAAGACCTCCTGAACGGCGTCAGGGACGGCTCCCTGAGCCTCGACGGGCTCCACCTACTCAACGCCCTTGGGAACCGTCCTGGGCGCACAGATCAAGCCCTGCTGCTCGGGAGCACCAACAACATCGTGCTCCAACGTAACCGCACCAAGATGAACGCCCTGCGTGGCCGTACGCACGTCTACAATGCGCGCGTCAATACCGGCTTCGGTCGGGGGGAGCCCGCAGAGCGCAAGCTGGAACTCAAGGTCGGCTCGCATATTATGATGCTCAACAACGATGGGCAGGACCGCTGGGTCAACGGCTCTCGTGGCGAGGTCATGTACTGTGAGCCTGACACCATTGCGGTGAAGATTTGGGACACGGAAGAGACGCACCGTGTGGAGCGTAACGCCTGGGTCCCGGACGGCACACCGCCCGACGCCTTCATGGCAAGCCCTAAGTATTGGCAGTTCCCCATCAAGCTCGCGTGGGCCGTCTCGATCCACAAGAGCCAGGGACTTTCGCTGCCGGAAATCGAAATTGACATGGGGCAGTTCGGCGCATTCGAGGGTGGCATGACATATGTCGCCCTGAGTCGCGCAACGAGCCCCTGGGGTGTATACTTCAACCAGCCTCTACGTCCGGATGACATCATCGTCAACCCGCATGTAGCTCGATTCTTCAAGGAACTAAGGGGGTGACACATGACCGAACACACGACTGATCCGTTTGACGAGAACGGTGGGATCACGGAGACGCAGCGCGCTGCTGGCCTGAACGCCGCCCTCCACCTGTTCAACAACGCTCACGAGAGTGCAAAGCTGGAGGCAAGCGTATCCACGCTTCTCTCTGACGCGGACGCAATCTCGCGCTTCCTGAACGACGGCACGACCCCCGCCTAGCTCGGGGTATAATAGAAGACGTAAGTACAACTCAACCTACGGCCTGCGGGCCAGAAACGGAGGCCATATGCCTAATCGACTCAAGTCACTCCGAGACAGCGCGACCGCGCTAATCTGGTCCGATATCCACATGGCGGTGACCGCCTTCTAAGAGGGGGTGGTCCTCATCTCTGAGAAAGCCTCAGTCCTTCGGGACTGAGGCTTTCTTGGTTGTATCTACATATTGTGCGGGAGGCGTGTCCGAACGAAAGGGTTCACGCCCCCACACACGTTTGAAATAGTACTGGGTGGAATACCGATCAGCCAAATAGACTAGACCGAAGAGAAGGGTAAGGAGGCTAGTCAGAGCTAGGAGTATGACACGCACACGCACATCCTCGTGAGTAGGGCTGTTGTAGATAGAAGATGACACATTCGTCGTGATACTCCGTCATACACCATCCACTCGGCACGATGGTCCCCGCCTTAGGCATTGCCGACCCCAAGAATGTACTGACGGAGAAGATCGAACACTTGGTCAATAGACTCCTTCAGAGAGACTAGAGCGGCCCTAGGAAGCCGTAGAAAGCGTTCCACGCCGTCTTCCCCGTATACAACAAAGCGGACCCCAGCAGCACCCCTGACGCCGGTCTGGTGGTCAGGTCGTACAAAGGTCCGCTCGAATGGGAAGAGCTTCGGGTAGGCGCTTGTCAGGCTAGTGAGGGCGGTCAGTGCATTATCGGCTTCATCAACGGATAGTTCATCGGCCAGAACACTTCTCATGTACTGATCGGTAGCGTAGTCGGTGTAACGTGTCATGTCTCGATTATACCGGCTAAAGTGAGAAAAGTAAACCGGACAAACGAAAGCCCCCGGCTGTTGTTGACCGGGGGCTTTCTTCCTTTTGTGGGTGCTTGCTTGCCTTCCTATTATGGCAGATACTTGCGGAACTCGTCAAGTAGATCGCCAAGTTCCTCTGCCTCATCCTTCGGGAGGGTGATGGTCCAGACCTCAGGCTCTACAGGCGGATCAACTGGCGGATCAACCGGAGGATTAACTGGCGGGTCCACAGGGGGATCAACGACGGGGTTCTCCACGAGGTTGATAGCGTAGGCCAGAATCTTGTTCACGTCGATGTTCAGCGGGCAGGCGGTTGCAGCCACGCCCGGAACCTCGCGGTGTCCGATGACGTGCACACGATCCAGCGGGATGCCCCAGCGAAGGTGCGCCCACGCTACCAGCTTCGAGATAGCTACGTGGCTCTCTTCGCTGATGCCCCAGTCCGGGGAACCGGACGTGTTCTGCGTCTCCACAGTCACAGCCTGGTAGTCGAACTGACCCGTTGTCCACGCGCGGTACTTATCGGGCGGAACAATCTCGTGGATCGATCCGTCCTTACCGATCAGCCAGTTGGGGCTGACGCTGCGGTCGTTCGGTGCCATGAAGCGGTCGCGCTGATCCTCTAGAGGACGCGGGTCGGCTGCGTGGTGGACGACGAAGTACTTGATTACGTCACCGTCACGGCGCGGGCTGGAGTTCGGGGAGTGATCCCACCATACTGCACCAGGGAATGTGGGCGCAGCAGGCTTCGGGTACGTGACGATGGGGGCGTCTTCGATACGAACCGGGCTGAAGACCTTGTTGGCGTTCAGGAACTCCTGGAGAGCCTTGACCGTGTTCGGTCCCATGGCACCATCCACACCAGCGCCCACGTTCGTTTGAAGGGCCTTGATCGTCTTGGCACCCATCTGACCATCTTCCGCCTGGCCTGTAGCCTTCTGGAGGGCCTTGACCGTGACAGGACCGAGTGCGCCGTCAACCGGGCTAACACCAAGGTTCTTCTGGAGAGCCTTCGTGGTAGCATCGCCCCATATACCGTCAACAACTAGCTTAGTCTCTTCGCCTGCCGGGGGGTTGGTCGGCGCGGTCGAGAAGGTGCCACCGTTGTTGAGGTAGGTCTGGAGCGCGGTGATTGTTCCTGGTCCAATCTGACCGTCAGTCGTAACGCCGAGAAGCTTCTGTAGCGCCTTGGCGGTCTCAGGACCGAGTGCACCATCCTGCGTGACACCTAGCTTAGCCTGGAGGGCCTTGATCGTCTGCGGACCTAGCTCGCCGTCTACAGACACACCGAGGCGGCTCTGGAGGACGTTGGTCGTTGCTGCACCCCAGATTCCGTCCACAGCAATCTTGCCAGCGCCACCGCTGTTCAGAACCTCATCCAGCTTTGCATTGGTGGCAGGACCGGCGATGCCGTCTGCGGCGAGACCGTGCTTACCCTGGAAGGCTGTCACGGCTGCGGTTGTTGCGGGGCCGTTGATGCCGTCCACTACGAGGTTGTAGCCAAGACGGTTGAGCTTGTTCTGAATAGACTTCAGGTATTCGACTCCGCCGTACTGCTGGTAGAAGTCCGAGGCTCCGCCGCCAGCGGGGGAGCCGCCGAAGGTCCCGGTCCACTCAATGTGCCACGGCTCACCGAAGTTGTACCCTGCGGGATTGAAGCCATAGTTGCGGGCGTTATTGCGAATCCAGTTGGCACGAGCGGTGCCCGCCGTAGTCACGCCAGCCGAGTTGCCGCTGTCGTAGATGTCGAGAGCGCGAGGACCGATGGGTCCGCCCTCTTCGTGGTTGGACGTGCCGGGGACCGCTACGGTACCGGCGCTGGAGATGCGCACGTACCGAACTCCATTATACCAACGAACGTCGTTGTAGGGGCCGTTGCCGGAAGACTGCTGGCGGTATCGCGCCAGGAAGATCGCACGCTGCTCAGCGGTTGTGCGTGTGCCCGAGCGGACAAGTAGGTCAAGACCGAACGCGCCACGGAAGGCGCTGTTGAGCCGGTTGAACGCGGCTGCTACGTCAGTCTGAACGCGAGCCCCATTGATGAAAGTGAATGTGTATGCCATGGGATGAAGACCTTCGATAGAGGGTGTCTTCCCATTTTAGTGACTATTATATTGTTCGTTATCTTGGCTCTTATGTACGAAGAAGCCCTCAGGCTCCATTACCTGAGGGCTTAGTCGGGGGATCGCTATTTCGTTCCGATCCACGTACGGGGTGTCGGTACGTTATTTGTGTGGAGCCTATGAGGATTGAACTCATGACCTTTACCATGCCATGGTACTGCTCTACCGCTGAGCTAAGGCCCCAAATCCCAGGTATACCGCTGGGCCGGTGGTGTCGCATCAGAAGACTGACACGGTGTAGATACCGTGGACCCGGAGGGAGTTGAACCCTCTATTCCGCTGTGCAAGAGCAGAAGCTTACCCGTAAGCGAGCCCGTAGTGTTATTGCGTACCCACACCTAGAATCGAACTAGGACTTACGACGTATCAGATCGGCGTGCAGAACCACTACACTATGCGGGCATGTACGGAGCGCCGGTTAGACGCCGCTCCGTAACTGTTACTCTATGGTAGCACACTCGTGAGTGAGTGTGCAAGGGCTTTACGCCTTTTTCTCGTTGAAGACGTAATCGCCTTCGATGGTTAGCTGGTTGATCAGCTTGGTCAGCGCGTCATCGTCAGGCAGAATGGCGAGAAGCTGGTTTGACCAGTAGGTGCTGCCTCCCGCTTCCTGCGTGTGGGTGAAGATTACCACGCCGCCTGTAGCGGCTCCCTGCGCCTTGTACCCCTTGACGTAGATAGCGGGGTCGAGACGAATCTGCTTCAGGTTCGAGTCGATCAGTTCAGGGACCAATTCCTCGTAGCTCAATTCACGAATTACCGAGGACTTCTCCCGAAAATCTGGCGTATCCGATGTCCACAGATAGGGGACCACAGGCTTGACGGACTTAGGTGCAAACTCATCAATGTAGAGCTTGGCTGCAATAGGGTCGTCAAAAATCAGAGTCATTTTCATTCCTTTGTCGTTTGGTGTTGCGCGCCCCAGGCAGGAATCGAACCCGCATCCTAGAGGTAGAAGCTCCATATCGTATCCATTGGACCACTAGGGCATGTTGTGTTATTCTGGGTCTGGCGTCTTCTCATCGAGGCGCTGGACTATTTCTTCAATTAGATCGCGAAGCTGCTGATCCTGCTGCTTTTCGAGTTCTAGCTGCTTTACCTCAACACGAGCGGACTGCCAGCCTGCCCAGTGGGAGGCTACCAGCGCCCAGATCGAGAGCACTGATACATATACTACCAGATTGACCCACCCGAACGCAAGTGAGGGGATGATGAGGACGGCAAAGAAAAGAGCGGCCCAGCCGTTGAAGCTCTGCATGAACTTGGCATCGCCAATGAGGTCCATGATCCGTTGATACAGAGCGCGCATGATTTCCCTTCAAGCGTATTTGGAGGCGGCGATATGCGGGGGCGAAATAGAAAATGGCCTACCTCTGCCACTCCCCGCACATTCTTATGTGGGGTACGCGCCGCCTCCAAAAGGAGACGGCTAAACCCTAAGCCGTTTGATCATACGCGCCGAGAACCCGAGCGTAAGGCTCATCAATTTCTATTAGAAACGAAACATACTGATTGCTGTCCCAGCCTTTTTCCCGCGCGAGGCTCGCTGCTTCCTGGAAGCTTCTGGCGTAAATCGAGTACATCATCCCTTATAGTGTAACACGATTTCGAGCCACGATTCGGCGTAGTTCCCCCGGTGTTTTCGCGAGCTTGTATTCTCGATTATGCATCCGGTTACGGATGTAACCGGGGTCAAGCTGCCGATTGGTGTCCGCCACAGGGCGATCATGTGCCAGGTGGTATACGGAGCCCTCCATGCGGATTGGACCTCCCGCCAGAACCTCCACGGCTTCCATGAATGCCACGTCCTCCCAGCCCCAGCCGACAAATCGCTCGTCAAAACCGTTGACGGTATCCCAGACTTCACGAGGAATTACGAGGATGCTGGACACGGTGGTGCCATAAATGTTACGCTTGTTATCATAGAGCAGCTTGCCGGTGAGCAAGAAGTCCCTCGTTTCTTCTACCGCCACATTCACCCAACGGGAATGCGGGATCACAAGACGGCGTTCGGCCTTAGCGATTTCCACAGCAGCGTAAAGCTGGTGCGGCTCGATAAAGCTGTCCGCATCCGCCACGATAGCAAGGTCCCAATCGCCAGCGTTCTTAGCTGCGGTGTTGATTGCCATGGATCGGTTGAAGGGTCCTTCTTCCTGGTGACCCTCGAATACAGCTTGAAGGGGCCATACGTGTCCACGGATACCAGACCAGATCAGGTCACGAGGACCTTCATCATCAGAACGGCGAGGTACGAGGACTGGGTATGGGGTCTTGGTGGCCCAGATCGACATTAGTAGCCTTTCCCGGATCGCACACCGTCATGGTGTACCCGGATGTTCTTAGTGATTGCGAACTTTCGACCGGCAGCTAGCTCGGCGTCACGCTTCAGGTTTTCGGACCAGTCGCCCTCAGGCCAACCGGCAGCGAAGGTGTCCTTGTTCCAGACGGCAGGATTGCAGGAGAAGAAATGCTCGTGCTCCAGGTAGCCGTGAACGTCCTTGAATTGCTTGCCTCGGTTCTTGAACACGCGCAGCATATCGCCAGCACGTAGCTCATTCTCAAACCACGGCTGTCGCTGAAGGACAACCTGACTGAGGTAGGGGTGCGTGTCGATATGCGCCGCGATATTGAAGAAGTCGGTCGGCGTATCAATAGTGAAGTCCTCTTCGAGAAAGATCGCGTGATCGCCGTAGGCGGCTCCTACACGCACGACTTCCTGCATGGCGGCGTTGTACCCCTGCCCGCCCAGCGCAGTCACGTCACCGTACTGTGAGAGGCTGTCAGAGAAGGCTTGGTCGCCCGAGTCGTCCACGAAGTGAAGCTGTGTGATTCCCGAGGCGTTTTCCTTCAGGGAATCGAGAAGGAGCGGCAGATATGCGTCCTTACGATACGTTCCAATGATAGCGAGCATCTCAAAACTATATCATAAACGGCATAGTTATGCCAGTTGGAGACCCCGGTGGGAATCGAACCCACATACACACCTTTTGCAGAGGCGGCGTTTTAACCATTCGCGCACGAGGCCTTACGTAGCGAGTATGGGGATCGAACCCATTCCGGGAACTTATAAGATTCCTGCCGTCAGACCGTTCGGCCCACTCGCCGTCGCTCTGGCGGGCATCGAACCCGCCTCACCACCTTATGAGGGTGTGCCGGGGCCTTCTCCGGTCTACAGAGCGATTGCCCTTTCGGGCTATTCAGTTGTACTAGTGTAGCAGAGATTTACCCTCAGCACCACTGGCTCGTGTAGCGCAGCGGCTTGGCGAGGTAAAGCTCGCGCTCTTCGAAGTCGTCTTCCCATTCGCCCTCGTCCGCGTTAGCGGCCTTGGTCATGTTGCGGAGGATGTTCTTCTTCATGGTGCGGCTACGCTTTTCGGCCCAGATGCCGCCAGGCTCGCACCTGTCGCACGAGCAGTTGCGGCGTTCGCTTTCGCGGGGGAGGGTGCGGTAGCAGCCGTTGTGGTTGTAGCGCGTGTTGTAGCGGGGTCCTTCAGGGATGTGTTCGGTGCATTCCTGAGGAACCTCGATGATGATTTCCTCGCGCTTTTCGCGCTGGGTGCTGGAGTAGAGCAGCTTGCGATCACCCTGTCCGATGTTGACGAGGTTCTGTGCCTCCTGCCAGATCGGGTTGATGCCCTTTCCGGTGGTGAGCCAGTAAGCCTCGCCGTCCTTCATCGTGTAGCGCATGGACTCAAGCATGGCGAGAGGCCAGTTGACGGCGCGGTACCAGTCCTTGGTACGCGGAGCGTTCTCAGCGATCCAGTTGGCTGTTTCCCAGCGCTCGTGGGTTTCCATGACGGGGTTGCCCTCGTCATCGCGGATGATCTTTCCCTTGAGGGTGGTGTAGCTGTTGCCCCAGTAGGTGCAGAAGGTGTGGTCGTGCTTGACGACACCCTCATCGTTGAGCATCACCCAGTACGGGCGATCCTTGTCGGTGCGTGACATTGTGGTTCCATTCCGGAACCTAGATGTGGGGCCTTTCCCCGCTGGCGTCTAGGTCCCTAACACATTTGCCAGCCGAAGCTGGTACTGTGTCGTGGGACCTGAACCGAAGTGATGTTCTTTGTCATATCTACAGTGTAGCACACCTACGCGGTGGGCGCAACTCTCCGGTCGTAGAACTTATCGTCCCCGTCTTCCGGTCGCCAGGTGCGGGTGTGCTCGTAGGCAGCAGGGTCTTGACGGTAGCCCGGACGCGGAACTAGCTGCGAGAGGGTGCCGTTGGGATAGGCAGGCCCGTCATTGTAGGGTCCGGTAGCCTGCCTGTGCTCTACACGGTCCCAGCGAACCCACCCCCAGGGAACAGGATCAAGCGCATTACGCTGATCCTGCTCCCTGGCGATAGCCTCAAGCAGGTCTACCAGTTCATCGTCGGAGTATCCGCCGAGTTCCATGTCAGCCCTTGACGCAGAGGATCGTCTGAAGGTGCTGGACGACCTCAACGAGGTTATCCTGGTCCTTGACAACTTGGTGAATATCCTTGTAAGCCTGGGGAAGCTCGTCCAGGATGCCCGAGTCACGGCGAGACTCGATGGTGCCCATCTGCTCGCGGATCGCCGTAGCGCCCTCGTCATCGCCAGCGAACGCGCGCTTAGCAGCACCGCGCGAGAGCTTACGCCCTGCACCGTGGGAAGCGGAGTTCAGCGAGTCCACGTTACCAAGACCCTTGACGATGTACGAACCGGTCGCCATGGAACCGGGGATGAGCGCAAGCTCACCCTTGTTCGCCCGGATCGCGCCCTTGCGGGTAACGATCAGGTCCACACCGTTGTGAGTTTCCTCAGCAACGAAGTTGTGGTGGCAGTTGATTTCGTCCTCGTACTTTGCCTCGGGCATCACCTTCGAGACCTCACGCTTGATGAGGCCCATCATGATCGAGCGGGACGTTGCGGCGTAGCGCTGAGCCCACCACAGGTCGTCACGGTACGCCTTCATTTCAGGCGTGTCCTTCAGGAAGACGGCAAGGTCCTTGATCGGAAGGTCCTGGTTGTGCGGTAGGGTCTTCGCGATGCTGATGTGGTATTCAGCCAGTTCCTTGCCGATGTTCCGTGAACCGGAGTGCAGCGTGATCCAGATGTTGTCGTCCGCGTCGGTGCACAGTTCGATGAAGTGGTTTCCACCGCCCAGTGTACCAAGCTGCTTACCGGCCTTCGTGCGAAGGTCACGGAATGGTGCGTGAAGGTCACTGAAGTCGGCTTCGAGGCGCGTGCTCTCCTGGAATACCCCGCCACCGAACTCCTTCAGTGCGCGCGGTGCTACCGGGTTGTCGTGGCTGTTGAAGCCGACCGGAACGGCCTTCTCGAACGCCAGACGCAGCTTGTGGAGGATGTCATCGACATCATCGCGCGTGAGGCTGGTCTTGACCGCGTTCACGCCACAGCCGATGTCCACGCCCACAGCGGACGGGCAGATCGCGCTCGTGGAGCCGATGACCGTACCGATGGTTGCGCCGACGCCCAGGTGTACGTCAGGCATGACTCGAAGCTCATCGACCCACGGCAGTGCGCCGACGTTTCGAATCTGCTGGACCGCCTGAGACTCAACATCCCATTCGTTTGCCCACATCAGGGTGCGAGCCTTTGCCCCCGGCAGTTCCACCGGGAAAGTGTTGTCAGTCATTTTCCTTGTCCTTATCCTTGCCCCAACTAGCGTTGTAGGCTTCATGCATTGCGGCGAGAATCGCCTTGGCGTGTTCGTTGTCTGGCTCAGCTTCGAGGAAGTCGAGCACCTTGACTCCCACCGTAGGTCCCATCATGGCGATGTATTCGCCGTCCTCTTCCCAGTGGGTAATGATCCCGTTGATTATCCCGTCTGGAAGGTTAGAAGACTTCTGGAGGGCCACAACAATGTGGCACCAGGAGCCGATCAGCTTCTCTTTCAGAGAACGCTTCCGATCCCAACGGCGTGCCAGCTTGCTCGGAGTGACGGCCCGCTTCAGGCGCTTCGTCCAGTGGTTATAGCCGGTGTAGTCCCGTTTGTAGCGGATGTGTACGAGGTCGCCCTTATCCCGCGAATAGACCCAAGGGGTGTCGTTGGAGGCGAACTTGGTTGCCACGAATCGGGTGAAGTCGAGAAGATGCGCATCGGTCGGTTCAGTCATGCTTCGTACGTCCAAAGTTCGATGTCAACGGGTGTGTGCATGGCGAGCGCCAGCAGAAGGCCCTCCACGATGTTCTGATCCAGCCCGCCGATCCCTGAGCCGATGCGAGGGAGTGCGAGAGTCGTGATGCCCATAGCTTCGAGCCACGGCAGCGACTTGCTGACCCCGTTGAAGAGGAATTCGTAGCTCGCGTTCGCACCAGGAGCCTCTTGGCTGGCGATGTTGAGGACGATACGGCCCTCGCCCACGCCCCAGGGGAGTACCTGTCCGCCGCTGAACGAACCGCTCAGGCATGCCCTGCGGTACGCATGGTACATGTCAGGCCAGCGGTTCTTGAACTGTACCGCGATGCCCGCGCCCATTACGCCCTGCGTGTTCACGCCATGGCCGATAGCGAGCGCGTCGGTGTCGAAGATGTTCCCTCGGCGGTGGATAAGCTTTGTCATGGGACCAGCCTATCGTAGCGCTGGCCCCATGTCAAGTCATCGGTCGTGCTTCAGGAGGTAACGCTGGGAGATAGCCTTCCAGCTAGCGCGAGCGCCGTTCTTGAAGTGCGAGGCGCGGGTGTTTCGCCACACGACACCCTCAACGGGCCGTTGGGGGTTGATCTTGCTCTTCAGGTTCTCGACCTGTTCGAGAGCTTCCTCAATGCTGGTCGGGTACGGGAGGCTGTGAAGCGGCACCGGCTCGGCACCGAAGTCCTCATCCCCGATAGGCCAGAATCCACGAGGGATATCGCCCGTCTCGCTGTCCAGGATGGTGAACACGCGGAACTGAACTTCCTTGACATCGAGCGGGTTGCCCTGGATGCCGGGTCCGAAAATCTCACCCTGGATCGCAGCGTAGCCAGTCGGGTAGTACTCGGCAAGCCAGGTGATGAGGCCAAGCTCACGAGCGAGCTTCCACATGGAGTTGTGGGAAGTCTCTTCGAGGTCCCAGTTACGGGAGGCCACGCCAGGAACGCCGTCCTTGATGTAGACCGTCATGGACGAGCCGTCGATCTTCTCGGTGGCGATCCAGTAGCCGTCAAGGTCTTCGTCAGGCTCAAAGACCCACGGCATGTTCTGGATGCGCTCTTCGTCCGTCTTACGGATCACGGAAGGGAACGGACCCTTGGCAGAGCCAGCAAGCTCAGCCGGGATTGGCGGGTCCCACTTCTCAAGACCGGGGATAAACTTCGTAACGTCCACTCCCACCTTCGCCACACGGTAGCTCGGGTCGTCGTCTACCGGCTCGCTGATCGAAAGGAAGTCCTCCAGAGGAAGACGAGAAAGTTCCGGGAAGTCACGCAGCGGTAGCACGAGGCCCTGGCTGTAGATGCCGCGCATCTTGGCGGTCTTGAGCACATGGCCCTCCACACCCTCCGGGTTCTTCCGTGCGCCACGCGGGGCGAGGAAGGTGAAGCGCGGGTCGTCAAGTGGCAGGAACGAGTCTATCTCGAAAAAAATCACGATATCTCCGACCTGGAACTCCCCGATGCGCACAACAACGTCCCAGCCTCGCACCTTGGCGATCTGGATGCTGTCCGCTCCCTCGATTGAGAGTAGCTCCGTAATTTCCTCGATTGTCGCGAGGGCGCGTTCTTCAGTCATGGGACGAGTTTATACGAAAAAAGCCTCCCTGTCAACCAGGAAGGCTTTGATCTTTGGTGGGTCCCCGGAGAGTCGAACTCCGATTCGAAGGGTAAAAGCCAACTAGATTAATCCGTTATCTTAGAGACCCAAGTGCGGAGATGCGGGCCAACCCGCTCTGAGGACGCTCCGCGCGCCAGGATGACCAGAGGGTCAACGCACTCCCGCCTAGATTCGAACTAGGACTAACGAGTTCCAAAGGCTCGCGTGCTGCCGTTACACTACGGGAGTATGGAGGGTTCCGTCTTCCAGCGGCGACGTACACCCACAACCCTAACCTGCTCCCCATCCCAGATTCGAACTTGGACTAGCGGCTTCAGAGGCCGATGTGCTGCCGTTACACCAACGGGGAATAGAGGCCCTACGAACTGTACGTACATTTCCTGTGGTCTCAACCGCGTTGGAAATGGTCGTAGGGCTTTGCACTGGAGGCAGGAATCGAACCTACGTGGCGCTGAGCCAGAATCAGCATGGGATGCCAGCAACCCACTCCAGTATGTGTGCGTTAGAGTCGCACCCCTCATATTGTTAGCAGCGAGCTACCGTGAACTGCCCAGCGCTGTTCATGATGACCCAGAAGCCGAAAACGTTTCCGTAGTAGCTCTTCGTGCCGATGCGAACACAGGTACGAGACGGGATGAGGATCGAGTCCACATCATAAGCTCTCTGGCCGTAGAAGAGGGTCTGCTTGCTGCCGTCCTCTCTCTGTACCGTGACCGATCCAGACCCGAAGTTGCCCACTGTGGTACCGTAGGCGGCGTTAGCGGCGGGAGCCGCACTGACGCCGATGCCGAGGACCAGAGCCGCGCCTGCGAGTGCCGCGATAATCTTTCTTTTCATTGTTTCTCCGTATTTGAGTGGGGATGTGTCCACATCATATCAGAGAACTTGCTGTGAAGCAAATGTGCCCCCGGTGGGAATCGAACCCACAACCATCCCGTTAGGACCGGGCTACTCTACCATTGAGCTACGAAGGCGTTGTGCCAACACCGGGACTCGAACCCGGAACCTTTACCCTCGGAAGGTACTGCTCTATCCATTGAGCTATATCGGCGTGGAGCGGCGGATGGGGGTCGAACCCACATGTGTCCATTAAACTTTCAACTGGTTCGTAGCCAGAGGTTATACCACCGCATATTTTGCGTGTGCCTGGAGGGATTTGAACCCCCGACTTCCACCGTCGCAGGGTGGCACTCTATCCGCTGAGTTACAGACACGCACCGCATGGAGGAATCGAACCCCACTGACAAGCGCTGTTGGAGAGCGCCCCGAGACCATCCCGGCACATGCGATATGTTGCCCTTTTGCACCAGGTGGGCCACCTGTCCAAGCATGTCATGCGTGCGCTCCCCCACCTGGATTCGAACCAGGGACCCGTCCGTTAACAGCGGAAAGCTCTGCCACTGAGCTACAGGGGAATAGAGCGTTGAATAGGCGCTCCCCTATTTGCTCCGGACCCTGGAATCGAACCAGGAACTCGCGATGTAACAGATCGGCGGATTTGCCAACTTCCCCGTCCGGAATAAGGTGACCGTTTTTGTTCCGCAGAACGGTCAAACTGAGGGAGGGGACTTATCCCTCCGGGTTACTTAGACTTCCGCTTCATGATCTTGGAGGCATCGCTGCCACGTCGGATCGGCTTGGTCTTGGGCAGATCATCTACATGATGCGTCCAGTTGTATGCCTCCGAGAACGTCGGGACTCGGGGGTTGAACTTGAGCCTCATGTCGGCTTCCCTGGGGGAGCGACCGCCCTTAGCTTGGTTGCACTTGCGGCAGGCGGCGATGGAGTTCATCCACGATGCTGCGTTACCCTGCCACTTAGGCAGGATGTGGTCAACCGTGTCGGCCTTACCACCGCAGTACGCACACTCGAAATTGTCTCTCCTGAGGACTCCCCGCTTCGAGAAGGGAACCTCGCCAGTGCGGTCGTACTTCCACTTCGCGTAGACGTACTGGACAAGCTCGACAGCCGTGGGGCGGTCGTAGGGACCGATGTGCTCGCCCTCAATCCATTCCTTCAGAATGGCCTTGCCCTTGTACAGCATGGTGATAGCGTGTTGGAGGCCTACACGTCCGAGGACTTCCTTACCACCCATGTTGTAGACGGTTACTGTTGCGCTCATTGCTTGACCTCCTTTCGCTATTCTATCACGGTTAGCCGATAAGCGTTGGTGGGCAGTAGGTTGCCAGCCCGTCATTTAGACGATCAGAGCCATTGCCTTAGCGAATGACTCGGGCTCGAACCGCGTCTGGTAGGAGCCGATCCACAGAGAAGTTGCCTCTTCTATGGCCTGCTCCGCCGTCAGCGGTCCAGTCAGGTCTGCATCCGAGTGGGACTCCCAAGGGCTGTAGCACGAGCAACCGCTGTCCGTAGACAGGTAGTAGCCGTCCTCAGCCTTCCAGATTCCCAGCACGTCGTAGGAGTAGTCAGGCTCAGCCAGGTCTACTTCCACAATCATTTCGAACTTGTCACTGATCTTGCTACCGTACATTTCTTTCTCCAATCGTTGATTATTCCAGCAATGAATGTCCTGATTGAATTAGACGTACAGCGTGCTCCGGGAGGGGATCGAACCCCCGACCTTTTCCGTGTAAAGGAATTGCTACTACCTCTGAGCTACCGGAGCAGGAGCCAGGCGGGCGGAGGTACTCGCTCCGGAGTTTCCCTGACCTGGCATGAACTATCGTAGCACACGAGTTCGTGCTAGTCAAGCTGTGCCTGAGACTGGATTCGAACCAGCGACCTCATCCGTGTCGAAGATGCGCTCTCACCGCTGAGCTACACAGGCGTACGGGAATCTAACAGCAAGCCTAGTCTGACCATGACTCTTCGAATACGTCAGCCTAGCTGGGTCTTGAGAACTTTTTACGTCTCGCAGGGTCTCTGGTTTATTCCCATTTATATGCCGCCTCCAGGCCCTTGTCGGCGGAAGTGCCCCCACGCAGAATCGAACTGCGACCTCATTCGTACCAGGAATGTATGCTAACCATTATCATCATGAGGGCATATGAGGTTGCGTTCCATTCACGCTTACTGAGGCCTCACGCCCCAACGGATTTTGTCATGCATTACAGGCATTCCTACCTTGGTGCCGGATGGGAGAATCAAACTCCCGCAAAACGCTTACGAAACGCTTGTACTATCACTATACGAATCCGGCAGGGGTGCAACCTCGTGGAGCCTACCCACAAATACCCTCCTGCCGTCAAGTCGCGCGTCACGGGCAGGCAAGTTTCTCGATTAGCACTCTCGCTTTAACAAGTTGTGCGACCAACGTCTAGAGAGGAAACCAAGGCTGCTTGAGCAGTTGCGTGCCGCCTCTCGGGCTCGAACCGAGTACCTCGCGCTTACAAGGCGCGTGCTCTATCCTGGTGAGCTAAGGCGGCATGTGTCAGGGTGTTCCGGGATTCTGCCCTTCTCATCTTGGACTCCGGAATCGTTCTTACACCCAGCGGCCCGGATGAGTTCGAGTCGCATATTTAAGGGTCAAACGAGAGATTACGGGGCATCGCCCCAACCTGACTTCCCGTTTCGTGCGGTAACGGGGATTCGAACCCCGACTAAAGCATTGGCAATGCCTCGTGCTGACCGTTGAACACTACTACCACAATCCCGGATGAAGCGTCTAAGGCTACACAAGTCGGACTTCTACCGAACATCCTCGGCGTAGGCATCACCCCTACGCTGGCCGGAACCCTATGTAACGTTTCTCTTCCGGAGAGTTATACGGCAATTAGTTTTAGACCCATCAAATGCGTTCGGGAGCCTGCGTGCACACAGGTTGGAGGAGTATGCGAGAATCGAACTCGCGCGTACACCATGGCAAGGTGTCAAGCTACCATTACATCAATACTCCGTAGTCGAAGTTTCGGATGACTAATCCGCTAGGCGCAACCCCCTAGAAGCGGGAGAGTGAGTGACGGGGGTCGAACCCGCGACAAAGCTTTGGAAGAGCCTTATGTTACCACTACACCACACTCACAGATGAAGTTGTTTCCAGCCTAGTCTAGCATATGCATCCCCCGGTTAGCGCAGCACAACTTCATAAGCTGCCGGGTCTATTCGACCAGTACCCCCACTCGGACTCGAACCGAGGACCCTTCGCTTAAGAGGCGAATGCTCTAACCAACTGAGCTATAGAGGCAAAAAAGGTGCGGTGAGTCCCGAAGTCACATCCACCCCATTTAGTTGTGGGGCGCTCTACCTATTGAGCTACACACCTTTAGGTAATGCGTTGGTTGTACTTCCCAACGCAACCGGCTGTACACACCGGATTTCTAGCTCCATACCGTGTCAGGGCGGTTTCTATTGTGGGTCCCGAGGGAGTCGAACCCTCGCCAACTATGTAAGAGATAGCTATGCTTCCGTAACACTTGAGACCCATGTGCTGACCCTATCCGCTCGCCGCAGGTCAGCGTGAGAGACATTACCGCTAGCGAGTATCCGCGATGTCTCTTCTTCCCGTAGTGCACTACGGGACTTCTATTGAGTGAAAGCGTTTCATGTGACGGAATGCTCGGCTATATGCCGCTCGCCATGACGCCAGGTTGTAGTCGTTCGGACTGTAACAGCCGTACGAACACGCCCATAGCCATTTGCCATGAAACTTGAAGACTTCTGCTGGAACTATCCAGCGCCGTCCAGAACTTTAGACAGTTTCTTCATTGCCTTATCGCCTTTCCACTAGTTGTTGATCTTGCGCGGTGAGGATGGGGTTCGAACCCACGCCAGGCTATCAACCTGCTACCGATTTAGCAAATCGGCCCCTTTACCATTTGGGTACCTCACCATTCGGGCTGGTTGGAGCCCATCCCCTCTGCTGCATTTACGCTATCTCGGTGCAGAGAACCGGATGGGATTTGTCCATCAGCCCACTATAGGACTAGACATTTAGAAGTTCTAGCTCTTCCGTGGAGCCTTTACCACGATAGCACCCCCTGGTCGTCGGGGCTTACGGCATTACAGGGAACCACCCCCATTAGCGCGGAAGTAGTAGGATTCGAACCCACGGAGGGCTTTCACCCTCATTCGCTTTCAAGGCGAGCGCCTTAATCCACTCAGCCATACTTCCAGATGAAGCCTAGCACAGGATTCGAACCTATGCAGCCCTTGCGCTTAAACCTCTACGAGGGTGGGCAACCAATCCAGGCTTCGCGGTAGATGTGGGATTCGAACCCACGCCAGTGTTACCTGCTAGTCGCTTTCGAAACGACCCCCTTGGTCCTCTTGGGTAATCTACCAGTGCCCATTGCTTGACTGAGGAAGGGCGTCCTCGTGTCCTTGACCCGTATTTAGCTCTTGATCCAGGACGGAGCGGTGTGCTTTCATTGACGGGTTTCTGTCAAGAGTATGGTAGGCCCTGTCGGCAGGAATCGAACCTGCATCTGAGGGTGGGCATATTTACTATCGTCCCGGCGTTGACCACGTTTGCGTTACGGTCGAGCCTACCAATTTCTGTCTGGGAAAAGATACACGAGGTCAGCGGACTCCACGGTGTGAAGCTCGTGCCCACGCTCTCTGAACGCCTTGATCAGCTTAGCACCACTGTGATCGTGACTCCAAGCCAGTTCGCCGTGATCATCCCAGAAGAGATAGTCCTCAGGGTGAAGATCGTACACGATGGAGTTGAACTTGTCAACTGTCATGTCGAAGGGAGCCTGAACGACTACCCACGCACGCCATTTACGATTCTTGGCATTCTTTCCCAGTGTGCCTACGATTTCACCAACGAACAGATTCGACATGGAGATATCTTAGCACAACTGCGGTGACGGCGGGATTCGAACCCGCGTCGGACATCGCTGCCCGAACACGCTTTCCAAGCGTGCGCCATAGACCACTCGGCCACGTCACCATTTTTCCACTGTATAGTTTTCAAGTTTCAATCGACTCGCCCTGCCTCCCGGCCCAGACCGTCTTGACCCATCTAACCAGAAAGGCCCCACTTTGTCAAGTGGGGCCTTCTAGAAGTTTGGACAGTTCTAGAGTACCCCAATGATCCCATTGACGGATGATACCGTCTGGGTCCACTGTGTGCGCTTCGAACTTGTCATGCTCTTATGGTAGCACAGGTTCAGCTATGTGTCAAAATAGAGTCTGCTGCTGCTGCTCGTCCTGGCGGTGGAGAAGGAACTCCTTCCACTCGGTCCAGGCGGCGATAGCCTGGTCCACGTAGGCCAGGTCGCCGTCCTCAACAGGATCGATGCTGAAGCTCCAGCCGTTGGTCTCATAGAGCCCAGGAAGGCTAGGGTGCGGTGTAACTGTCATGGTGCCACTCTTCCGTGATCGTTCCAAAGCTCGAACACGAGCGGGAACTGGGCTGAGAGAAGGTCTTCGATCTGCTTGGAGGCCTGCTCGATTTCGTACTGCGGGTGGCCCTGGTAGGTGGACCATTCCTCATTCGTGCGCAGGCTCAGGAAGTGCAGCCAGCCACGGAGGTTGATAGAAGCATACATCGACTTCTTGATGCCGGTGGGCAGCACGGAGCGTGCGGCTTCCTTGGCCCAGCCGATTTCGAGAAGGCGCTCGTAGGCGTCCCAGGCGTGCTGGTAGGCCTCGAACTGGACAGCAAGCCCATCCTGATACTGCGCCTCAGATGCGGGAGCCATTTTCGGACGTGCCGATGTGCCCACGTTCACGAGAGGACGCTCGGGACCGGGTTGCCAGAACACCGGGCCAGCCTTCGTGTAGCGGCCCGACTCTTCGTTGAACGAGAAGTGGCGGTGGCGGTGCCATTCGTAGAAGGTGAATAGCTCAGCCTCCACGCGGATCGTGGCCCAGGCGTGCTCGAACGGCGTGCCGTGGCGGTGCTGCATGAGGTAGTTCAGGAGCCCACGAATGCGGGTCTCGTCCTTCTCACGCTCGTCGGTGCTGGTGGAAATCCACGCAGCACGCGCGATGTCTACGTCCGTGCCGCTGACCTGAATCAGTTCAACGGTCGGCTTGGAGAATGTCTGGATGCTCAAAATGCCTTGACCCCCGACTTCGCGGTATCAGCGCGCTGCGCGTTGTACTCGATCTTGCCCTCTAGATGTGCAAGGGTCTCTTCCGGGTCCAGGCCGTGCTCACGGATCACTTCGTAGATTGTGCCGAAGCTGCGGATGATCGCATCGAACTTCTCGATGAGGTAGCCTTCCAGCTTGCCCTTCGTGGTGGCCTGGAAGTGCTCGGTGGCGTCTGCACCCGATGCGAACTCCACAGCCAGCGAGGGGGGCGTAGGAGGCCAGGAGAGGTAGATTTCGTCCGGTGTGTGTCCGTTGCGAATCTCTTCCAAGGCCTCGGTGTTCTCGCCTACCTCTAGGAGGTCCTTCAGCGCGAGGTACTGTAGGCCGTAACCGTCAGCACGCGCCTGGGCGTACCCGTTGTATCCGTTCTTCTCATTGGTCTCGCCCGCGAGGACGACCAGTTCTGCCAGTGTCTTTGATGTCATAGGCGATATCTTACACGAAAACCCCCCGCTGTGCAACGTCAGCGGGGGGTCTCGTACAGGAGAAACAGCGGTATTGGAATGCGCTGAGACCATTGTATCAGATTAGGTGCCGTCGATCCCGCAGAAGTCACAGGTCAGCGTGGTGCCGTCCTCGTTCCACGAGTTCTTGTCGTGGTTGCATTGGGCAACAACGTGGTGGCACACATCACAGGCTCCGATGTAGATCGAGTTCTTGCCGACCGTCACCAGATGCATGTCCATGCCCCAGTCGCCGTGCGCAGCGTGGCGGACCTCGCCTACAGTGCTCACGGCGCACTATCCTCAGGCCAGCGGGTACCTGCCGTGACCGTACCCGGCACAAGCTCGGTGTGACCGGCATCCTGAATGTGCGTGCGCATCGCTTCGATCACCGTGGGACCGGCATCCAGCACCACGACCTTGACACCAGGATGGACCCCAAAGGCTTCCAGGGCGGCGTGTACGGCGTGTGCGGCCCGCTTGTTCGGCGTCCACAGCTTGTCCAGCTTGCGGTTCACGTAGATGCGCAGCTTCTCAGGCTTGCCGTGCTCGGTTGGAGTAGCGGCATCGAGGATCGCCTGAAGGAAGGCGTCGAGGTCTTCGTCATCCTCCGCCTGGTGGCGCATACGCCTGGCAAGCTCGCGCTGAGTCTCGTTGATTGTCATGGCTCAAGCCTACACCACCCGCCCCGTAAACGCAAGAAGCCCTCTCCGAAAAGAGGGCTTCCCCATGAACAGCGACCTACAACGGTTCATGATCGTCAGGCGCGGCTCGGGTGATCAATCCTTCGCCTGCCACACCACCGTATCCGAAGACAGAGGGGGTGGTAGCATAGTTCTATTCTAGCACAGCAACCTTCTTCTGCTTGCCGTGGGTGGGTGTTTGGTCGTGACAGTTTGGACAGAGAAATCGTAGATTTTCCCGCTGATCGTCGTACGGATTCCCGTTACGGTGATCCACCTGAAGGCGGAGCTTCTGTCCCTGCCATTCCCCCTCGTTGCCGCACCCCTCGCACCTATAGGGTCGGCCAATTTCCAGCAGCGCACGAGTCAGCCTACTGCCGTAGGTACGAATCGGGTGATTGGAGTGGTCTACAAGAATCACATCTGCTGCTTTGCGGTTTCGCGCAAGAGCCCCCGCCGCCCACCCCTGCCCGGTGAAATGACTAGTGTCGAGACCTAGCGCCTCAATACGTCGGCGCATATGAGTAGAGGCCGACCCGGAACGTCCCATCCCCAGAACGCGAGTAACCTCGGCAAAGGAATGAGAAGCCAGGACGGCCTCAGTAACTTGCTCATTGGTGAACTTGGTTCTAGTCATAGAGCAAGTATACCACTATTTTTAATGGTGCGTATGATGGGATTTGAACCCACACGACCTTTCAGCCACCAGCCCCTCAAGCTGGCGTGTCTACCATTCCACCACACACGCATAAAGGGGACGTACCACTAGGATTTGAACCTAGACCTGGGGCGGTAAGGCCCCCGTGCTGCCAGTTACACTATAGCACTCAGGAGATTCCAGTGTAGAACTCCTGCCCCTGCTCGATAATCACAGGCGATCCGATCACTACTCGGATTTCCCGCTTTCAACAAAGCGTGCCCCCAGCCGGATTCGAACCGGCAGCATTCGACATTTTGAGTATCGATGGTCTTCCTGTTGCCTATGGGGGCGAGTACTGTGCGCTCGGAGGGAATCGAACCCTCAAGGGCCTTATGCCCGTCACGTTCTGAGCGTGGTGCGTTTACCTATTTCACCACGAGCGCAGAGTCGGATGGATAGAGTTCGTTCGTGAAACCAACTCGTCCGTTTTTTGATTGGGGATTGAGTTACACGACCTCTGTCCCAGCACAGGGTCCGACAAAGCCCCTGGTAGGCCCGGTGGGACTCGAACCCACACGTCTCTAAGACACGAGAACCTAAATCTCGCGCGGCTACCTTTACGCCACGAGCCCATACTTTATTATACTACGTCCCTCCCACCGGGGTCGAACCGGTGCCCTTCGGGCTTCAACCGAACGCTCTATCCAACTAAGCTAGAGAGGGATACCGCCAGACTACGAAGCCTGGACGATGCTGAGAGCAACCTCGCGGTGCTTCTCGATGGAGCGCTTGCCCCGCTGAGCTAGCTCGCGGGTGCTGTACACGAAGGGCTCTCCGGTGCGCTCCATGAGCACCAGTTCGCGGGTGTCCTTCGTGACGAGGTTGTACTTGTTTTCCTTGTTATTAGTCATGTGCCACATGAGGGAGTCGAACCCCCCGAGTCGAATGACGACAGATTTACAGTCTGCCCCGCTACCCCTACGGATTAATGTGACTTAGTTGCTAGGACTAGCCTAGCTGCTCGACAATCGCTTGTCAAGTTGTGAAGGTGATGAGATTCGAACTCACTACGCATAAGCACCGGGGTTACAATCCGGCCCAACTCTCCAACGTTGGCGCACCGACATGTGGTCCATTATCTCCCCATGAACCAAGGGATTTCAGGGTGCCCCCTGAGGCGTGATGCTGACGAGAATCGAACTCGCGTATCTAAATCCGGGGTGAAAACCCAGCGGCCCCTAACCAACAGAGCAACAGCACCATATTTCTTGCGTACTCCCAGCGGGATTTGAACCCGCGTTTTCACCTTGAGAGGGTGGCGTCCTTACCAGACTAGACGATGAGAGCATATCCCCCAGAACTATCAGCCTGCCCAAAGGAGGTTCTGATCAGACACCGAGGGTGTGAGTGGGAGGTTCCCCCTCCACTGACAGGTAGACATTTGGGAATGTAACTGTCAGACCATATGTTAGCCGCTAAGCATCCTACACTCAAGGCCGCTAAGCCCATCGATCATCCGCAGTCTCACCGGGTCGGCCTGACTACATTTAACCATTGTAGAACCACATGTGCGTTTCGTCGTCTGCATCTACTACAGACTTTCGTTCCGCCACACTCCAAGCGAGTGCCCCCGCTTGTTGCGACCGTGAAGGGATTTGAACCCTCGTTCTCTTCCTTGACAGGGAAGCGCTCTAGACCAGACTGAGCCACACAGCCAAAACTGATTTCCACTTCGTAGTCTATCAGCAAATCAACGTTTGGTCGGCCCTTAGTACTAACTCTTGCGAGTGTTCCCGCGAGTCCTACAGATTACCAGGCCTGTAGGCGTTCACGCTTGCGCTCGGTGGGTTGGGGCTGTGGACTCCACCGTAAAGAACCTTTGTTGCGGGAGTGAGATTCGAACTCACGTATTTCAGCTTATGAGGCTGGCCGGTAACCGCTACCGTATCCCGCAATACATATCTTAGCACAGGCTTGAAGTGCCTGTCAACTTCGGGTGAACGACGGGACTCGAACCCGCAGTGAGGGATTACCCTACTAGCTCCACAAGCTAGCGCATTCAGCCATTCTGCCACGCTCACCATACAGAAGAAAACCTGACAGGCTTCGAACCTGCATCCGGAGCGACCGGTAGGGCGTAGACCCACAGTGTATACCAATTCCACCACAGATTTTCTTCTTGTCGGAATAACAGGATTTGAACCTGCGACCCCTCGGCCCCCAGCCGAGTGCTCTTGCCAAACTGAGCTATATTCCGGTAGTTGGAGGCTCTTGCCTTCCACTAGGCGTATTCACCTAGTGGCCTCTGGGAGCCTCCCAGCTTCCAAGGTGCTGTCACCACTACGATCAGGAATCGAACCTGGGCACATACATGTCGGCTGTTGGTCGGGATGGTGGGACTCGAACCCACGATGTCTCCTGTCCGAGAGGAGTAGCCTAGCCGCTGGCCCACACCCCGATGTTGAGTTGTTTCTGCGAAGGCTCTCCAGCCCTTCCCATCGGATTTGCCGTCTGTGACGATAGGCTCCTGGTCCGTTCCGACGCATTCAACACTGTAGCAGACGCATCTGCTGCGTGTCAAGAACGAATATGACTGCCTTTGAGAACGCCCATCTTCCACTGCGAACTTGTTTCAGGACCCCTAGAGCCCACCCGCACCACATCATATTCTCGTCTGGCTGACAGGATTCGAACCTGCGTAGACTTGCTCCCAAAGCAAGCGGGCAACCACTACCCCACAGCCAGATATTTTCTCTATGTAGTTCTCAATGTATGCCCGGTCCTGCCGGGACTTGCCTATCTAAACAGAAAGACCCCCACTTTGTCAAGTGGAGGCCTTTGGCTGCTTATGCGCGCGTCAGACCTCCCGGAGGGGCTCCAGGTGGAAATCTAGTTCATAAGTACGCATGGGTCTATGGTACCACAGATTTAGGGCTTGTAGTAGCCATAGCTGCGAACGGCTGGGACACACGCCTCGCCGTCCTGACGGAGAAGCTGAGCCAGGTCTGTGACCTTGATAGCTGCGAGGCCGCTGTTGCCCCACGAGCTTCCCCACGAGTTCTGTACGATCACACCATCCTCGCCGTCGAGGGATGCCCACTTACGGGCGTAGCCGACCGCCGTATAGCAGTGCCCACCGACAATCTCGCCCTCTACACGGAGGACCCCGTTCGGAGCCTCATACATGCCGTCACGCCAGTACGTACCCAGGACGACCGGACCCTTGGCGAGAATCGAGTCCACAACATCATCGATAGTGAAGGCCCAGCGGTACTCCTTGAGTAGGCCAATCTGCTTCATAGCCTTCGCGCCCGCCAGAACAGAGGTACCATCGTAATCCTCGCCCTCCCAGGGGTCAAGACGCTTGGCAGAGTTGTAGAGGAACTTCGCAAACTGCTCCGGGTCACGCGGCACATCCGGGCGGATACGGTCCAGCTTCGCAGGGACAGGGGTGCTCAGCGCTTCAGCAGCCCAACCGAACCCGACACAGGCACCCTCGCGCCCCTGGTCAAGAATGGGGCCGACACGCCAGCGCTTGTTGCGCTTGCTGGTACCGTAGGTAGAGAGTGTCGGACGAATGGCGAATGAGCGAGAGCGCTCATCGTGTCCGGGAACCCAGTTAAATACGCGGTCAGACATAAGATTTCCTCCTAGTCGCGCCCAAGACGCGGGAAATATAGATAGTACAATAATACCATGTCCGGTTGCCGAAGAGAGGATTCGGTGGTACAATACTCGTATGGATGATTCAGCCGACCTCCCCGTTCTCGCTCCCGAGATTACGTTCCTTCGTGAGGTCGCGCTTGAGGGCCAGGAACTTTACGGAGAGCTACGTTACGTCGGCTTCACCGAACGTCAAGCTACCGCCATTGTTGCGCGGATGATCACTGATGCTGTACACTCTAGAAACGAGGACGACTATGCCATTGTGTATATGGAGTCCGATGACGAAGACGACGACGATCTAGAGGATGACGACTATGACGACCGGGATGGAAGTTAATGAAGGACTCGGTAACCCAGACCTAAAGCTGGTGAACTCCGTAGCTGAGGCTGCGGAACTGCTCCGCTGGATCGGTGAACGCCGACCGAACAACGCAATCTCAATCGACCTTGAGACCGGTGAGAAGCCGGGAACGGATAAGAAGGGCGCACTATCCCCCTGGCACGGAGACATTCGTCTCGCACAGATCGGTGACGGTAAGACCGGCTGGTCAATCCCCTGGGCTGAGTGGTCTGGCGTTTTCTACGAAACGCTCAAGGACTACAACGGCCCGATCATCGCGCACAACATCGCCTTCGAGGCGAAGTGGCTCGCCGTGAAGAGCAAGTACGCGATGCCGTGGCAGAACGCCCACGACACCATGATCATGAGTCAGGTTATCCAGCCTGACAGCCCGACGCACGCGCTAAAGGCGCTGACTTCCCGCCTGATCGACCCTCGCGCCTCGGCGCTACAGTCATTCCTCGATGAGACAATGACGAAGAACGGCTGGACGTGGGGAACGATTCCGACCGACTTTCCGATCTACTGGCAGTATGGCGCGCTTGACACGGTGATCACGACACGGCTGTTCAATGACCACTTCTACGATAAGGTCAAGCCGGGTATGCAGCTAAACACGCCGTACGAGCTAGAAATGGCGAATCGGCGCGTCTGCACGCAGATGGAAATCAACGGCGCTCGCGTAGACCTGGAGTATTCTGCACAGAAGTACAAGGAACTCGTGGATTACACGGAGCACGCCAAGCGGATCGCCTTCCAGCGCTACGGCTATAACATCGGCTCCCCCTCACAGCTAGCTCGTGCAATCGAGAATCTTGGTGGCGAAATCATCAAGCGCACAAAGGGCGGTGCGCCCTCGGTCGATAAGGAGACGCTGGACTTCCTGAAGATCAACGGCAACGCAGATGTCCGCGAACTGGCGCAGCTAGTAATCAACGTCCGCAAGGCTGACAAGCTCGCGTCCTCGTACTTCTTCAACTTCCAGAAGGATGCGATTGACGGTGTTCTGCACCCCGAAATCCGTACCCTAGAGGCGCGCACCGGACGCATGTCCATCACGAACCCCGCGCTTCAGACGCTTCCCTCAAAGGACCCGCTGGTGCGCCGCGCGTTCCTCCCGCGTACGGATGATGAGCGGATCGTAAGCTCCGACCTCGACCAGGTTGAGTTCCGCCTCACGGCAAACTTCTCCAAGGATACCGCGCTGATCAATCTGTTCCTAGAATCTGACCGCACAGGCGGTGACGTGTTCACCAACATCATGCGTGACGTGTACAAGGATCAGAGCCTAGAGAAGTCGGACCCGCGCCGTGGCCTCATCAAGTCCACCGTTTATGGCAAGCTGTATGGTGCCGGTGTGGCGAAGATGAGCCTGACGGCTGGCGTTCCTGAGGCTGATATGCAGGAAGTAGTCGATGCATTCGACCGCTCCTACCCCGGCGTCAAGCGCTTCCAGAAGCAGGTTGAGCGTGATGGTCAGGAGCGCCTGGACCACGAGGGCGTCGCATACGTGCTCACCGAAACCGGACGCCGCCTACCGGCTGACGACAACCGCCTCTACGCGCTGACTAACTACAAGATTCAGGGCACGGCGGCTGAACTGTTCAAGCAGAATCTCATCAAGCTGGACGCTGCTGGCATGACGGACTACATGGTTGTGCCGGTACACGACGAAATCGTGCTCTCCATTCCGCAGGACATTATTCGTGATGTGGCTCCGGTTATCCAGGAGTGCATGACCACGAGCGAGGGTTGGGCTGTTCCGCTCACGTCCGGTTGCGACTTCGAGACGAAGAGCGGGCGTTTCTTCGAGAACTGGGGCGCAAAGTACGACCCCACTTACGTATGAGCACCCCGCGTAGAGTCCTGGCGGTAGACCCAGGAAAGATGACAGGTCTGGCGTGCTTCTCGCTACTCCCCGGCGAGGAACCTGTGCTAGAGTGGACAGCCGAAGTGGACGAGGATACCTTTGCGATCCCCGTCCGCTTCGAGCTAGACCGGTACCCGCATCTTGAGGTCATCTGTGAGCGATTCGTCATCACAGCACAGACCGCCAAGAACAGCCAGGCACCCTTCTCGCTTGAACTGATCGGAGTTCTGAAGCAGTGCATCCGAGACCACGGACGTAGTGTAGACTCGATCTTCTTCCAGAAGCCCGCAGACGCTATGAATCTCTTCCCCAACGAAGCGCTCAAGAAGCTGCACTACTGGCACAAGGGTGGTAAGGATCACGCCAACGACGCGATTCGCCACGCTCTCACCTATCTTGCTGGCAACGGCTGGATGCCAACTCGACTTCTGGGTTGATTTCTGCCCGACAAACTGCTAGGCTATATATCTAATGCCACGAGTACTGAACAAGAAGCACGACCTAATCCCTCTCGGGGACTCTGTATTCATCGGACGGCCCTCCCCTTGGGGGAACCCGTTCGTGATCGGGCGGGACGGGACCCGAGAAGAGGTCGTTGCGAAGTTTGCATACTACCTCGCTTCAAACCCTGATCTGCTGGAGCGGGTTCGACTTGAACTGAAGGGTAAAGACCTGGTATGCTTCTGTTCTCCGGAACTCTGCCACGGTGACATACTTCTCCACTTTGCCAACTTCTCCGGACACATTAAGGACGACTAATGCCTGTAACCGCAACCATCGATGATTCTGGCGCGAAGATTCTGCTGAAGTCAGAGATGCGCTTCTACGATCTTCTACGCACCATCCCTGGCTCCAACTGGGACGCGAGGAAACAGTACTGGCGCGCGCCGCTATCCTGGGCCACCTGTGTCCAGATCAAGAACAGCTTCGGCGCGGAACTACAGCCTAGCCCGGAGCTAACCGAGTGGCTTCGCAAGGAGTACGCAGAGCGGGTATACCCCGCAATGATGCTCCGTGATAAGACGGAACTACCTGACGGCGAGGGCGACCCGGACCTCTACCCGCACCAGCGTGCCGGTGTGAAGTTCCTCGCCACAGCCCGCCGCGCGCTGCTCGCGGACGAGCCGGGACTCGGTAAGTCGGCTCAGGCTATTCGGGCGCTCACGGAACTGACCCGTCAGGGTGTGGACGCGCTCCCGGCTCTTGTAGTCTGCCCGTCCACGCTGAAAGAGAACTGGAAGCGTGAAATCGAAATGTGGTGGCCCGGTATTCGGGTCATGATCATCGATGGTACGCCGGTTCAGCGTCGGAAGCAGTTCGAAGAGTATTTCAACCCGAAGGAGGGTCTGAAGTACCACGTCATCATCATCAACTGGGAGGGCCTGAAGACCCACTCGCGCATCGCGCCGTACGGTTCTGTGGCGCTCAAGAAGTGCGAAGAGCATGGTGGTGCAGACCCGAAGGTTACAGCCGCGCGATGTGAGGTCCACCTGAAGGAACTCAACCAGATCGAATTCGCTACAGTGATTGCCGACGAGGCGCACCGTGCGAAGAACCCTAAGAGTGCCCAGACGCGCGCCCTGTGGGCCGCTACGGGCGATGCGCCTAACCGCTTCGCTCTGACCGGTACGCCGCAGTCTGGCAACGTCACGGACCTCTGGGCGATCATGCACTGGTGCAGCCCGGAAGAGTGGCCCAGTCGCCAGAAGTGGCAAGACCGAACAGTTATCACGCAGGAGAACTTCTTCGGCGGGATGCTGATCCTCGGCCTACAGCCTCAGATGCAGCAGGAGTTCTTCGATATTCTCAACCCGAGAATGCGGCGTATGCTGAAGAAGGTCGTGCTACCGTTCCTGCCGCCTATCGTGCACCAGATGCGCCTCGTGGAGATGACCCCGAAGCAGAAGAAGGCGTACAAGGAAATCGAAGCGGCTATGATCGCTGAAGTTGACGGCGGACACCTTCTCGTGAAGACCCCGCTGACTAAGGCTATGCGCCTACAGCAGTTCGCCACGTCCTACGCCGAGATGGTTGAGGATGGATTCAACGATCAGGGCATCCAGAAGTGGGCTGTGCGTCTCTCCGAGCCGTCCAGCACCGCTGAGGCTATCGCGAATGACATCATCGAGGGCGACTTCGGTGAGCAGTCTATCGCTGTCATGGGCGTGTCCTCCCAGCTTCTCGAACTGATCAGTGCAAGACTAGAGAAAGCAAAGGTTCCGCATGGTATGATCACGGGGGACTACTCGCTGGACGTGCGTCAGAATGCTATCGACAAGTTCCAGGCAGGAGAAACCAAGGTCATCCTCTATACGGCAGCAGCCGGTGGTGTGGGCGTCACGCTCACACAGGCCTCCGTGCTTCTGCGTGCCGAGATTCCGTACTCGCTTATCAACTTCCTCCAGGGGAATGATAGAGTTCACCGTATCGGGTCTGAAATCCACGACAGCATCCTTATCGTTGATTACTACGCCAAGGATACCGTGCAGTACAAGACGTACGAGGCCATTCAGAAGAAGGGTCTCAACTACGAAGAGGTCGTACGCGACCAGGATCAACTAGCCAAGCTGCTAGTGGAGGAACAGGTGGTGCCATGGTAGCCGAGAATATCGGTGAGCCCTATAAGGTCTCAAACTCCGAGATTCAAACGTTCAAGGACTGTAGACGCAAGTGGTACTTCAACTATTACCGCCGTCTCATGCCGAAGCGCGTGAAGGTTTCCGGACCTCTCGCACTCGGTACACGAGTCCACGGTGCGCTGGAGGCATTCTATAATGGTGAAGACATTATCGACTCATACATGCAGCTTCTCAAGCAGGACGAAATCATCGCCCTAACCGAGGGTCTAGATGTGGAATCGCTGCTTTCTGAGGGCGAAATGGGCCGCATCATGCTCGAAGGGTACATCAACTGGATTCAGGAAGAGGGGATTGACGCCAAGTACGAGATTATCTCGAACGAGGAAACCCTCGAAATGCCCATGCTGGACGGTCGTATCATCCTCCGTGGTAAGCTCGACATGCGTCTGCGTCGTAAGTCGGACGGCACTCGTCTCATCCGAGACTTCAAGACCGTGGGACAAACGTTCTCGCAGTTTGCGGAGACCCTGAACCTCAACGAGCAGGCGCTCACCTACATGACGCTGGACGCCTACCACAACGGCGAAGATGACCGCGCTGACGGCGCAATCTTCACACTGCTCAAGAAGAACAAGCAGACTTCTCGGGCGAAGCCTCCGTTCTACGGTGAGGAAGAAGTTCTTCACAATATTTTCACGCTTCGGTCATTCTGGATTAGGCTAAATGCCACTCTGTCTGATATGATGAACGTGAAAGACGCACTAGACGCTGGTGCGGACCACCGTTCGGTGGCCTATCCCCGGCCCTCAAATGACTGCACTTGGAAGTGCCAATTCTTTTCGATCTGCGGATCGACTGATGACGGCTCTCCCGTAGAGGAAATGATTGAAGACCTCTACACCGTTGGCAACCCCGACGACCGATACACTGACAAGAAAGGCAACGAGTAACCCCTATGGACAGAGGACTCACCATCCTGGTTCACGGCGAGACTGGAGCCGGTAAGAGCAGCTTTGCTGTTACCGCTCCTGCTCCCCGTCTACTCCTGGATATCGAATCTGGGTATCGATTCCTTCCGATCAACAAGATCAGTTGGGACCCGATGCTTCAGGCCCCGCCCGTCTATGACGGCACCTGGGACACCGCTGTAGTAGTGGTTCACGATTACAACACGGTTCTCCGTGTGTACGAGTGGCTTCGCTCCGGACAGCACCCCTTCAACTCGCTCATCATCGACTCCATTTCTGAGCTTCAGGTTCGCCTGTTCGATCAGCTTGCCGGTGAAGAGCAGCTTAAAATGGCTCAGTGGGGTGAAGTTCTCCGCAAGATGGGTGGACTTCTGCGCAACATTCGTGACCTCACGACTCACCCGACGAACCCGCTTGAGGCCATTGTGCTGACGGCGATGTCCCGTAAGGGCCAGGATGGTGTAGACCGTCCATATCTTCAGGGACAACTTGCGGTAATGGCTCCGTACCTGTATGATATTCTCGGGGCCATTGCAGTAGAATCCTTCCCGCACCCCGACCCCACCCAGGGCCGGTACACCGTTCGCCGCATGTACATTGAGCGCACGGACAAGTACGAGGCCAAGGAAAGAGTTCAGGGCCGACTCGGCAAGATTGTCGAACAGGATAACCTGAATGTAGTAAACATGCTCGACCGCATCTTCGGCCCCAAGGCTGAAGCTGCACCACCCGTCCAGACAACTGAAAACCCGTCCGAATAACAAAGGAAATAGATAATGACAGGCACTAACTGGCTCGACCTTCTCAACGAGGCGAAGCAGAACGGCGGACCCCAGGACTTCGGCCCGATCCCCGCTGGTGAATACAAGTTCAAGGTACTCGAAGCCGAGACTCGCCAGACGGCGAACGGTAAGCCGAAGTACACCATCAAGGCACAGGTGCAGGACGGTCCTCACGCCGGTCGCCTGGTCTGGGACGACCTCATCGTCTCCAAGGAGTCCGCAGGAGCCATGGGCTTCTTCTTCCGCAAGATGAAGGCGCTCGGCCTGAACGAGCAGTTCTTCGCGACTCAGCCTGACGACAACGCGATCACTGCCGCGCTCAAGGACCGCGAGTTCCTTGGCAAGGTAATCATCGACAACTTCGGCGGTAAGGACCGCAACAAGATCGACGGCTACAAGCCGCTTGCTGCCGCTACGGCTGGTGGATTCATCCCG